GAAGGTCTACGGCAGTAACGCGGATATCTGGATCCGCACGTCCAGCAAACACTTCAATACCACCGACTACCCGGATGCCGCTCAGGGTGGCAGACGCTCGGGCTTTGTCGAGGAAAACGACAACCGTTTCCCCCTGGCTAAAGCCAAGGTGTCGTTGGAGCAAGTGCGACCGCACTTCGATGCCTGGGTAAAACGTGCCGATGAACGCCTGCTGGAGATCCTCACGCAGGAACTCAACTTTGAACTGCAGAAGTATTTGAAGGGGACGCCGCGTGTCTGACGAAACGTTGAGCCTCGACCAACTTTATCAAGCTATTGAGCAGCACCTGCAGCAACACCTGCCGGGCGTTCAAAGCGTTGCAGCCTGGCCGAACATTGAGGATCACATTGCCTTGCCGGCGGTGTTCCTGGAGATGTCTGAGATCGAGCCAGGTACTGATCTCGGAACGGGTGAAACCACCCTGGTCTGCAAGTTCGAAGCGCGGATCATTGTTGACCCGATTAGTCCCGATCATCACCGCCAGGTCGTGCAGCTAGCGACCCAACTGATCGTGTTATTGCGGGCGCAGAACTGGGGCCTGGAAGTCGAATGTGCTGAGTTTATCCAAGCGGTACAGGACTGGACCCGCCCTGAACTGGATGGCTACACCGTCTGGCTTGTGGAGTGGAATCAGACGATTTATCTCGGTACCGAAGAATGGCCTTGGCCGGATGAGCCCCCGGGCACGCTGCTGATCGGTGTCAGCCCGGACATCGGCCCGGGCAGCCGAGATCAGTACGTCGCGCCGGAGCGCTTGGAATGAGGTACACCAGCGGCGAGAGCGACCGCATGATCGCCGCCATGTTGATGGACTGCGTGGTGGCCGCCGTCGATACCACCGCATCACCGCCTGTTGTACGTGTCAGGGCGGGGGAGTGGACCAGTGCGTGGGTACGTTGGCACAGCGTAGCCGCCGGTAAGGCGCGCCACTGGCGAGTGCCCAGCCTGGGCGAGCAGGGCAAGTTGTTTAATCCCAGCGGCAACCCGGCGATGGGCACGTTTATCCCAGGCTTGTACGGGGATGCAGGCCCGCCACCGGACAATCGCGATCACGTCGAGGTGTGGCGCTTTGACGATGGCGGCTCGCTGGTCTACGACTGGCAGGCCAGTAGCTACAGCATCACGCTGCCTTCCGGGACCGTCACCATCAAGGTCGGCGACACCGTAGCCACCGTCACTGAAAGCGCCGTCACGGTGGTGGCCGGGAATATCGGGCTCACCGGCAATGTGACGATCACCGGGCCACTGACAGTGTCGGGTGATATCAACGGCGCCGGCAAGATCATTGACGCGGGCGGCAACACTGCAAACCACAAACACTGATTCACCGCTTATTTCGGCCCGCTTCGTGCGGGCGTTTTCATTTCTGGAGTGCCCTTATGAACAAGCCAAAGCCGGACGAGCAGCCGCCAGTGGTCCAGCCATTAGCGGCGAAGGTAGAGCCGCCATCGAAAACCCCTGATCTGCCTCGGACCTTTCGCGACAAGGTGTTTACCTCGCGAACCCTGATATCGCCTGAAGGCCAGAGCTTCGCCGTTGCCAAGGGGTTAGTGGTAGCCACCACCCCAGATCAATACCTCTTCCTGCAACGTCACCCTGACCTCGAACCCGTACCGGAGTAGCCCAGATGATCGGAATGGATCGCCACACTGGGCAGCCCATCTCCGGCATCGAGCATCTGCAGCAGTCGATTGAAGACATTTTGACAACGCCACTGGGCAGCCGCCGGCACCGGCCGGACTACGGCAGCCAGTTGCGGCGTTTTGTCGACCTGCCCGTCACCGAGGGCTGGAAAAGCGCGGTGCAGGCTGAAGTGGCCCGGGCGCTGGGGCGTTGGGAGCCTCGGCTGAATATTAGCCAGGTTCGAGTGGTGGCCGTATTGGATGGCCGCATCGAGTTTGAACTCAAGGGCCTGTTCAAAGGCGATAACGCGCTAGTGAGGGTCACCGCATGAGCACCGTGGATTTATCAGCGCTGCCGGCGCCGCCTGTGCTGGAGGAACTCGACTTTGAGCAAGCCTACGCTGAGGAGCTGGCCGCGTTTCGTTTGTACATGGGCGATAACTGGACCGCCGAGTTGGAAAGCGATCCGGTGGTCAAACTGTTGGAGCTGGGTGTTTACCGCCGCATTCAGAACCGGGCACGGGTGAACGATGGGGCCAAGGCGCTGCTGTTGGCTTACGCCATTGATGGGGATCTCGATCAACTCGCTGGCAACGTCCGTCTGAAACGCCTGGTGATTCAGGAAGAAAACCTCAACACCGTCCCCCCGACACCCCGGGTGATGGAATCCAACGATGCCCTGCGCGAGCGGGTGCAGCTGGTGTACGAAGGGCTGACAACGGCCGGCCCGCGTAACAGCTACATCCTGCATGCCCGCAACGCGTCGGCGCTGGTGGCCGATGCCACGGCTGAAAGCCCGTCTCCTGCGGAGGTGGTGGTCACGGTGCTGCACCTGCAGGGCAATGGCGTGGCCGAGCAGCCGCTGCTGGATGTGGTTATGAGATACCTCAGTGATGACGACATTCGGCCTGTTGGGGATCGCCTCACCGTGCAAAGCGCTGAGGTCATTGAATACCGCATTGACGCAGTGCTGCACATGGCCGGCACCGGCTCGGAAAACGAAGCAATTCTGGCTGCGGCTGAGCAGCGCCTGGCGGGCTGGGTCAATCCTCGGCGTCGGCTTGGCGTTGAAGTGCCACGTTCGGCCATTGATGCGCAGTTGCACATCAGCGGTGTTGGCCGGGTGGACCTACTCGATTGGCAGGACATCAAGCCTACCAAGTACCAGGCGGCTTACTGCGTTGGCTTTACCGTCAAGCAGGGAGGCACGCCATGAAGAGCCTGCTACCGATTAACAGCACCCAGCTAGAGCGGGCCATTGAAGCGGCCACCGACGAAGTCACCGATGTTCCGTTGCGCAAACTGTACAACCCCGATACCTGCCCGGCGCATTTGCTGCACCAATTGGCCTGGGCCTGGTCGGTGGACCGCTGGGACAACAGGTGGTCGGAAGCGGTCAAGCGCTCGGCCATCCGCTCGGCGTTCTACGTGCATGCCCACAAGGGCACCATCGGCGCGTTACGCCGGGTGGTTGAGCCGCTCGGCTATCTGATCGAAGTGCTGGAATGGTGGCAGACAACGCCCAAGGGGGTGCCGGGTACCTTCGCGTTGAAGGTGGGTGTGCTGGAAACCGGCATTACCGAGGAGATGTACGAAGAGCTGACCTGGCTCATTGATGATGCCAAGCCGGTGAGTCGGCACCTGACCGGCTTGGCGATCAGCCTGGAAAGCACCGGCACGGTATTCATCGGCGTCGGCGTTTACGAAGGCGACGAACTCAGCGTTTACCCACCGACTCAGCGTGACATCAACGTCAGCGGCTACCTTGCCGTCGGTGGTCGCGAACATCATATCGACACGATGGACATCTACTCATGACTGACCAAAACAGCCAGTTTTTTGCAATTCTCACCGCTGTGGGGGAGGCCAAACAGGCCAATGCTGATGCCCTTGGTATTCCTTGGACGTTCTCTCAGATGGGCGTGGGGGATGCCAACGGCACCGATCCAATGCCTAACCGGACGCAAACTAAACTGATCAATGAACGCCGACGTGCGCCACTGAACCAGGTCAAGGTAGATCCGAAAAATTCCAGCGTCATCATTGCCGAACAAATCATCCCGGAAAATATCGGCGGTTGGTGGATTCGGGAAATTGGTCTGTATGACGCGGCCGGTGACCTGGTAGCTATCGCCAACTGCGCTCCAACATTTAAGCCGCTGCTCAGCCAGGGCTCGGGCCGTACGCAAGTTATTCGGATCAACCTGATCGTCAGCAACACATCGAACATTGAACTGAAGATAGACCCGTCAGTGGTGCTGGCCACACGCGAGTTTGTGGAGGCGGGATACTTGCCCTTGAAGGGCGGTACTCTGACCGGATCGCTGAATCTCATTGAATCCAAGAGCGTCTACATCCAACCAGACAACGCACCCACCTGGGCTGCGGGCCTGATTGCCGGGAAGTTTGGCGGGGAGAAAGCCGGCGTTGGGTTTCTCGGCAGCTACAACGATTTGAACGTTGCGTTTCTGGGGCTTGGTCCCACGCCCTGGTATAGCGGAAATGGCGTACGTGTGACGGCTGCTGGAGTCGAACTGGCGGGACCGATCAGCGGTGTTGGCTCGGGCCTGACGGGCCTCAAGTTCTCGGGGCTAACAGGGTTGCCCAACAACTTGGCAGCTTACGGTGTGTCGTTTGCCAGCCAAACCGAAGCGGAAACTGGCGCCGATACCAACAAGCCCATGAGCGCGTTGCGGGTGTTTCAGGCCATCGCTGCGAAAGTTGTTCAGGCTACCGAAAGCGCACTGGGCACCGCCCGGATCGCCACCCAGATGTTGGTCAATGCGGGGACCGATGACAGCAGTATCGTGACCCCGAAAAAGCTGCGCTGGGGCTTCCAGATCCTGATTGGTCAATCGGGGTACATCGTTTTTCCAAGCTACCTCGGCGGTTGGATCGTGCAGTGGAGTCTCGCGGTTTCGTTGACGGGCTCGACGGTCAATCAAACTTACTTCCACATCCCTTTTCCCAACGACGTAGGGACTGTAGTGGTGGGGGCTTTCAACAACACCGGAGGCGGCGAATATTCAGTGCGCCTCAGTGATGGAGCGGGAGGCGCCAACGGCGCGGTTAGCAAGACTTGGTTCAAGACCTACAACACGGGGGTTACCGGGCAGGCGGGACTGAGCTACATCGCTGTCGGTACTTGAGGAAACGCTATGAAATACGCAACGTTTAACACGGATGGGACGCTGCATCAGCGTCTGATCAAAGGCATCCACCCAATTCCAAAGGATGCCGTAGAGGTCGATGACGACCTGTGGCAGAGGATGATCAAAGAGTCGGACGGGATCTGGGCGCTCGATCCGTCTGGGGGGATTACCAAGCAGCCGTTGCCCAACGTGCCCCTGACGCGAGAGACCATAGAGCGTTTGCGTCTCGCCGCCTATGCAGAGCCCGTTTCCGGTTCTGACCGCTACTTCGCTGAAGCGAACCGTATGCAAGTCATGGACGAGCCCGGTTGGGAGCAGGTCAGAGACGCAGCTATCGAGCGTTTCAATGAGATCCAAGCCCAGTATCCCTGGCCGGAGGCAGCAGCGCCTCATTAAGTGGGGCGCTGCCCCACTCGTTATGAGGCGCTTGGTTGCCCCTCAGGGGCAGGGGGGCGCCGGTTCTTCAGCTTTAGCGCGGGTTTCTCGATGAGGTACCAGCTCGCCGTGGAGAACAGTACCAGCGCGATGGTCAGCACCGTGCCTGTGAGAAAGGCATTGTCTGGCTTATACACCGCGTTGATAAAGAGAATCATCGGGATGTGGTAGACGTACATCCCGTAGCTCAAATCAGGGATTTTGGACGGGATCAGTTTTGCACCGGCCATGCCAGCCCATACGACCGCGAATGCTTGTACCACCGAAGGGGCCATGTCGCCGCCGATGCCTGGAATCGGGATGTATGTCCACAGGCACACGACCACGAAGCACACCCACGGAAGCACTGAGCCCAATCGCATTAAGCGCTCTTGATGCAGGAACATCAGGTTCCCGGTGAAGAACGCAGGCGCCAGGTACGAGAGGACGTGATAGTAGGGGCTAATCGGCATTGTGGTGACTTTCCAGGAAATCACACTCGCCGCTGCCAGCAGTATCCAGATATACACAGGCCTCTTATACGCTCCCAACGCCCAGAGAATTGCCAGCACTGCATAGGCAAGCTCCTCCCAAGCCAAGGACCATAAAGCCGCATTGGTATGGGGCGGCATCATCAAGCCGCCAGTGACCCAGACCGTGAGCGAGTTGATCAGAAATGTGTAATCGAGCAGGACGTAACCCAACAACAACGAAGTGATCAGCGCCGGGAAAATTCGCAATGCCCGCTTCCTGGCAAACGCGGTCCAAGAGCCTGTATTAGCGAAACTCTTAAGCACCAAAAAACCACTGACCGCGAGAAATGCGGGCACCGCTCGGATGAAACCGGGCCAACTAAAATGAGGATCCAGCGAAGCCCAGGTGTGGACGACAACCACCTCGACCGCCAGCAGTAGCCGCATCAGGTCAAAGCTTGGGTAACGAATATTTGTGTTCAAGACGGGGTTAGACATGACGCGGCCTTTATCAGTAGGCCGCCATCCTAGCCCATAGCCACATCATCCTGTAGCCCCTTGCGCTACAAGCCCCCGACGGCTGCCATTTAAACCTCATCGGTTTGTACTGATGCCCGAGCGCTTCCTACAACTGATCAACAACCCGACCCCTTCTTGGGGTTTTTTTATGTCTGGAGATTAATCCCATGGCCTCTTCCGGTCGTTTTCACGGCGTTACCGTCACCCTGGTGGATACCGGGGCACGGACTATTGCGTTGCCGTCGTCGTCCATTATTGGGCTGTGCGACACCTTCACTGTACTTCCCACAGCATCCGCCAAACCCAACGAACTGACGCTGATCACCAGTGAGCGCGAAGCGGTTGCCGCTTGGGGCGAAGACTCAGCGATCACGCGTGCATGCAAGGCTATTTTCGTCCGTGCGAAAGCCGTGGTTATCGGCTGCGGTGTCGCCAAAGTTGAAGACCCTGCCCAGCAGACCTCCTCAATTATCGGCGGTGTCCTGGCGTCGGGGCAGCGTACCGGCATGCAGGCGTTGTTGGACGGCAAAAGCCGCTTCAACGCACAGCCGCGGCTGCTGATTGCCCCGGGTCACACCGCGACCCAGGCGGTTGCTACTGCGCTGGACGCGTTAGCCGGCAAGCTGCGGGCCATTGCAATTCTCGATGGGCCGAACACCACTGATGAGGCTGCCATGGCCTACGCCCAGGAGTTCGGCAGCAAGCGCTGTTTCCTGGTCGATCCGGGTGTGCAGTTGTGGGACACGCTGCAGAGCAAAACCGTCAACGCGCCGGCCTCGGCCTTCGCCGCTGGTTTGTTCGCTTGGACGGATGCTGAGTACGGCTTCTGGTCATCGCCGTCGAACAAAGAGTTCGTTGGCATTACCGGCACCTCGCGTCCAGTCGAGTTTCTGGATGGTGACGAAACCTGCCGGGCCAACCTGCTCAACAACGCCAATATCACCACGATCATCCGTGACGGCGGCTACCGCTTGTGGGGTAACCGCACGCTGTCGGCGGATCCGAAGTGGGCGTTTGTCACCCGTGTTCGCACCGTCGATATCGTCATGGACGCGATCCTGGCCGGGCACAAGTGGGCGGTCGACCGTGGAATCACCAAGACCTACATCAAGGATGTGACCGACGGCCTGCAGGCGTTCATGCAGGACCTGAAAAACCAAGGCGCGGTGATCAACTTCGAGGTGTTCGCCGACACCGAGCTAAACACGGTCAGCCAGTTGGAGCAGGGCAAGGTGTACTGGAACATTCGCTTCACCGACGTGCCGCCTGCCGAGAACCCGATTTTCCGGGTCGAGGTCACCAATCAGTGGCTCACCGAAGTCCTGGAAACCGCCGCCTAAGGAGGCCGCTCAATGATTCCTCAAGTGCTTTACAACACCAACCTGTTCGTCGACGGCATCAACTTCACCGGCGACGTACCCAGCCTGGGCTTGCCCAAGCTGGTAGTTAAGACCGACGAGTATCGGGGCGGCGGGATGGCAGGCCCCATCGAGATGGACGTCGGCCTGGAAAAAATGGAAGCCACATTCACCACTAACGGCGTACGCCGCGAAGCGATGAAGTTTTTCGGGCTGGCGGATCAAACAGCCTTCAACGGCGTTTATCGCGGTTCCTTCAAAGGGCAAAAGGGGCAGACCACTGCGGTGGTGGCGACCTTGCGCGGGATGCTCAAAGAGCTGGACCCAGGCGACTGGAAGCCGGGTGACAAAGCCGAGTTCAAATACTCGATTGCGGTCAGCTACTACAAGCTGGAAATCGCTGGCCGCCTCATCTACGAAATCGACATGGTTGCTGCGATCCGCGTGATCGACGGTGTGGATCAACTGGCCTCCATGCGCGGCGACCTGGGCCTCTAAGGAATTAATCGAATGGCTACTCCTGAACTGAAAAAGCTTCCCACCTGGCTGAAGCTGACCGCCGAACACGCAACAATCACCCTGTCCCGGCCTTCCGAGGTCAATGGCGTCAAGGTCGATACCTTGACCATTCGCTCACCCACGGTGCGCGAAGTGCGTGCCGCAGATCGTGCCTCGGGCGACGACGAAGAGCAGCGCGAACTGATGCTGTTCGCCGGTCTTTGCGAAGCCGGTCAGCAGGATCTGGAGGGCCTGAAGCTGGTGGACTACCACCGCCTGCAGGCCGGTTATTTTCGCCTGGTGCAGGACGACGGGGTTTAACCCCACGCTGCTGAAACTGGCGGCCAAGCGCTTGGCAGCGGAAACCGGATTTTCCGCCGCCGAGATCCAGGCCATGCCGTTTGCCGAGATGGTCTGGTGGCTCTCGGATTGAGCCACCCGCCGTAATCACTCGCTACAGGGAGCCACGACATGGCAAACAAACTCGCGCTCGGCCTGGTGATTGGCGGCGCCGTCAGCTCTACGGTTGGCACCGCTTTCAAGGATGTCCAGGGGCGAATCAAGCAGCTCGAAGCCCAAGGCACCAAGGCTCGGGTGCTGCAGCGTACGATTGGCGACACTATCCGTCTGCGGGAAGAATGGAAGAAGGCCAACGACAGCGGCGCCGCTGGTGCCAGCACGTTGCTGCGCAAATTGGAATCTAACCTCAGCACCCTGAAGAAGCAGGGTGTCGAGGTACGTAATCTTGCCAAGGCTTACCAGACCATGGAGCAAGTCGCCCGTAAGGCTGATCTGAAAGCCACCGGGTACTCTCAAATCAAGGAGGGCAAAGAGGGCCTTACTGGCACGCTGGGCAAGGCGGCGGCCGCCACTGCGCTAATCGCTATTCCCACCAAGGTTTCGGCCAACTATCAGACACAAATTCGGCAAATGGCGTTGTGGGCACACACCGCCGGCACGGACGCCGAACAGCAGATGGCCGACAAGATCAGTGAAGTGGCCGCGAAAAAGGGCATGGGCCAGCAGGCTTTGGCCCGGGCGGTCGGTGGCTTGATCGAGAAGGGTATCGACTGGGAGGAGTCGGTGGACTATGCACCGCTGATTGCGGACCTGGTCGACGGACAAGGCATGGAAGCGGAAACCATCGCCACCTTGTTCAGCGCCTTCAAGGAGGCCGGGGTCAAGAAGGAAGACATGGGCGCCATGCTCGGCCAGGTGGCGGCTGCTGGTGACATTGGCGCGTTCGGTCCCAAGGACATGGCCAAGTACATGCCGGCTCTGCTCGGCACGATCAAACGTTTGGGCATGGAAGGCCCGGAGGCCGTGCGTTTCCTCGGTGCGAGTTTGCAGTCGCAGTTCTCGCAAACCCAGGACGCGGCAGCGGCCGCGACCAACATGAATAACCTGCTCAACGCGGTGATCAGCAGCACCAGCCAGGAGCGGTTCGCGAAGCAGGGTTATGACCTGGCGGGCTCGATCTTGGCGGCTACCAAAAGCGGCAAGGCGTCCAACCCCGTCGAAGCCTTCATCATGCTCAGCGAGCAGTTGATCCAAAAACAGGATCCAGCCACGGCCAAGAAGGTTGCGGCGCTAAAGGCCAAAATTAAGGCGTCCAAGGATGGCAGCGCCGAGGAAGAGCAGGCGATGGTCGCGCTGATTCAGGCGGCTGGTTTGGCGAACATCGTCAGTGACCAGAGTGCCAGTGACGGCTTGCTCGCGCAGATCAAGTACGGCAGCACGATCAAAGACAACATGACCACCATCAAGGAAACCGATGGCAAGGCCAAGATCGAGGCTGATGCAGCCAAGGCTCGCGAGACGTCCAACTCCAAATGGAGCGCGGCGACATCGAGCATGGAAGCGTCGATGACCAGCATCGGTAATGCGTTGCGGCCGCTCACAGACCTGGCAGCGGATGGGCTGACGAAGGTCGGCAATAGCATTGCCAAACTGGCGGATGAGTTTCCGAAGATTGTCAGTGGCACCACTGTGGCAGTGGGTGCTGTTGGGACCGTCGTGGCGGCCTTCCAGGCTTTCAAGGTCGGCAAAGGCCTTATCAACCTTGCTCGGGGGACGCTGGGTGGTAAGCGGGATGAGGTGCAAAAAGTCTTTGTTACCAATGCCGAGGATGGCGCTGGCGCCGGCGACGGCAACGGCAACCCCGCACCGAAGGGCAAGGCCGGCCTCGCGTTGGCGTTGGTAGAAACAGGGCTGAAGGCAGTAGCCACCGTGAGGGGAAATGGGGCTGATGACGAGAATGCGCCGGAGGGTGGCGGTAATCCGGATTCGGATAAACCTGCCGGCGGCTTTGACGTGGTGTCGACTGGGTTGAAGGTGGTGTCACTGATTCAAGAGGCCGCCGGCGGAGACGGAGAAGGGGGTGGTGATAGCGGCGGGAATAATGATGATGGAATCAAAAAGGTTTTCGTCGTCAACGCGGCAGCGATGGGTGGAGGCGGCGGTGCGGGGCCGCAGCGTCGAAGCGGTCGCCGGGGTGGCAGGCCTCCACGGCGTCGCCCGGCGAGGCCTCCGCGTCCAAGGCCACCCGTTCCGCCCCCAGTTCCACCGGTACCGCCCAGACCTAACGTTGCTTCCAGGCTGACAGCGGTGGCTGGCAAGGTTGGAAAGGTGGGCAAGTTGATACCTGGCGGCGCGTTGATGGAATCCGGGGCAATGGTCCTCAACACCTTCCAGACGGCGCAAACTCAGGATGAGAAAGCGCAGGGCTATGGAGAGGCCGCCGGATCGCTGGCAGGCACTATGGCGGGCGCTGCAGCGGGTGCTGCGATTGGATCGGTGGTGCCAATTATCGGTACCGCCGTAGGCGGGTTGGTTGGCGCTTATCTTGGCAGCATGGGAGGCCAGGAGGTAGGCGGCTGGGCTGGGCTTTCGCTATTTGGTAGCGATAAACCTGAAGAGCCTACCGCACCCATTACGCCTCTGTTGATGGCGCCGAGGCCTGGTCCGGCAGTACCCAGTCTCGCGACGATGGCGAATAGCTTTGCTGCTCGGCAACCTGTCTTGGTTGAGTCTGCACCGGCTGAGCAGGGCATTGGAAAGGCTGTTGTTCCTGTCGTACCTGTCACGCAACCGTTGGCTCAGACGGTTCCCTCGTCGGACAACCGCGCTGTCGATATACAAGCTCGTCCGCAGCCTCTAATCGAGGCAGTAGCACGGAAGCCAGCAGCCCCGCTGATGATGCCGATGAGGCCAGCATTAGGTGACGTCACTCGTTCGTTGGCGGCGCCTGTCGCCTCCAAACCTGCGAACCTGGTTATTCAAGCGCCTCCTGCGCCCAAACCAGACCCTGCACGTGTGGACCAGAAGTTCAGCTACTCGCTGAGCATGCCGGTCACGGTCGAGGGCGATGCCAAGGATCCGCAACAGTTCGTTCAGCAACTTATGCCCTTGATGCAACGGGCACTCAGTGATGCCGCTCAGCAAGAAGCCCGGCGCAATCTTTACGACGATGCCCATACATAAGGAGGGACCATGGAATACCTGGAGCAGATGCAGTCCGGCTTCAAATACCTGGTCAGTGCGGGCGAGGCGGGCCGACGCAGTCTGGACGGGATGCTCGGGCCGGTGAATGGTGCGATCAGTGAAATCACCGGCGCCGCCGCTGAACTTGAAAATCTGCCATTCATTCCAGACGGTGTTGGGGACAAGTTGCAGCGGGTTATGCGCGGGGTCGGTGCGGCTCAAGCCAAGGTCGGCGCAGTGGTGGAAACATACAGCCGCGCTTCCAGGGCCGCGTCGCAGATTGACGAACGGCTCGGCGTGCTTAAGGAGCAAGCCGCCAAGGCGGGCGCCGCGATCAATCAGGTGGCGGGCAAGGTCAGCCCATCGCTGGCAAACATCTTTCCGACTGAAGCGCTGGGCCTGTCACAGACTCCGCTCGCTGAGGCCGTGAAGCCGTTCCCGCACCTACTGATCATTCAGCCGCTCAAACCCAACACCCAGCCGTACTACTTCAATTTGGATACAGCAGCCTTTGATGAGCTGCGCCGGCAAACGGAGTTTCGTTGGGCCTCGCAAGAGCGCCTTAGCCGCCGGCCGGCTCAGCAAGCCATCGGCATGGGTGAAGAAAAAATGACCCTCAAGGGTTCCATCTTTCCCGGCTTCAAGGGTGGACTCAAGCAACTGGACACCCTGCGCAGTATCGGTGCCCAGTTGCTTCCGCTGACGCTCACTACGGGCTACGGAGAAGTGCTGGGCACCTGGTGTTTAAAGACGTTGGAGGAAGAGCAGAGCGCCCTGCTGCAGGGCGGGATTCCTCGCAAACAAGTATTCACCCTGGAGTTTGTACGTTATGGCGATGACCTGCAGAACGTCTGACGGCGACGTGCTGGATACCTTGTGCAATCAGTTCTACGGGCACCTGAACGGCACGGTGGAGGCCGTGCTGGCTCAGAACCAAGGGTTGGCCGACCAGCCGCAACCGCTTAAGGCCGGATTGCTGATTGTCCTTCCGGACCTTCCACCAGTCACGGACGAAACGGGGCAGCTGTGGGATTGATGGTGGTGAGTCAAACATTTGAGTAGCTGTTCATGACAAAGCCTCGCACTGCGGGGCTTTGTCGTTTCTAGGGTATTGAGATGAAACCAACTTTTAGAATTGTTGCTGACGGGACCGATATCACGGCCCTGATCAACGACCGTCTGCTGTCCCTGCGCACCGTCGATAAACCTGGCATAGAGTCGGATGACTTCGAGTTGCGTATCGACGACCGCGACGGTGCGGTGTCATTGCCCAAGCGCGGTGCCAGCATTGAGATCTACCTGGGCTACGCCGGCAACAGTCTGACGCGCCTCGGCCGCTACGTCGTGGATGAGGTCGAAGCATCCGGCCCGCCGGACACCATCGTGATTCGCGGTAAAGCCAGCGACATGCGTGGATCCGGCAAAACTACCCGCACCGGTAGTTGGGAAAACGTCACCCTCGCGCAGATCGTCGCTGACGTGGCGGCTCGCAATGGCTGGCAACCGGTATGTTCCATCACCACGGTAGTGCCCCGGGTCGACCAGATCGGCGAGTCCGACTTCAACTTTATCACCCGTCTCTCCAAGCAATACGACTGCACCGCCAAGGTCGCTGACGGCAAGTTGCTGGTGATGCAGCGCCAGGCGGGCCAGAGCGCGAGTGGCAAAACCCTCGGAGTGGTCACCATCACGAAAAGCGACGTCAGCCGCTGGCAGTTTCGTTTCGCTGACCGAACCACGCAAAAGGCCGTCAAGACGCGCTACCAGAACAAGAAGAGCGGCGAACTGGTGACTCTGGAGCTGGGAAACGATGACGCGCCGGAAGGCATGCCGCCGGTCCATACCGACCGACATATCCATCCCAACAAGTCTGCAGCGGAACAGGCTGCCAAGGCGCGGCTGAATGCGTTCAACCGTTCTACGGCAGCGGTTCGACTGGAGATGGTGGGGCGCACCGACCTGTTCGCCGAGCGCCACATCAATGCGCAGGGCTTCAAGGACGGATTGGATGGGGACTTTCTCGTGGACTCGGTGGAACAGGTGTTCACCCAGGCCGGCTGGTCCACCACGGTCGAGTGTAATGCCGGTAAGAAAGGCAAAGCCAAGGCCAAAGGGAAGAAAGAAAAAAAGCCGCTCACCGTGCTGACGGTGCCGTGATCGCTTAACGCACTTGCCCGATCCGCAACGATAAACTCAGGAGGCGTCATGCCCATCACCGAGCAACAACTTCAACGCATCATGCCCAACGCCCGCCGCCAAGCGGGCGTTTTTGTATCTGCCTTAAACGCAGCGATGACCAACAGGAAGATCGATACACCCAAGCGCCAGGCCGCATTCCTCGCCCAGGTCGGACACGAGTCGGGTCAGCTGCAGTACGTACGCGAACTGGGCAGCGATCAGTACCTCAGCAAATACGACACCGGCTCTCTGGCGGCCAAGCTCGGCAATACCCCGGAAGCCGATGGGGACGGTCAGCGTTACCGTGGCCGTGGGTTGATCCAGATCACTGGGCACGATAACTACCTGCGCTGCAGCCTGGCGCTGTTCGGTGATGAACGATTGTTGCGCACACCGGAGCTGCTCGAGCAGCCGCAATGGGCGGCAGAGTCGGCGGCGTGGTTCTGGTCGGTGAATGGGTTGAATGCCCTAGCGGATCAGGAGCAGTTCAACACCATCACCCGCCGGATCAATGGCGGCCTCAACGGCCTGGAGGATCGGCTGCAGCTGTGGGGCAGGGCGAGGGCGGTGTTATGCGTCTCTTCGACCTGATCCCTGCGCAGTTCCATATTGCTGCTGCCGGCGTGCTGTTGTTGATGGTCGGCGCTGGATCCGCGGCGTTGGCCTGGACTGCGCAGGACTGGCGTTATGGCCGTGTGTTGGAGCGCCAGGCCCGGCTGCAGGCGGACACCCTCAATCAGTTATCCCAGGCGTCTGCTGCCCTGCAGCGTACCGAGCAGGAAAAGCGCCTGGCCTTGGAACAGCGCCTGCAGAGCAAAGACGAAACCCACCACAAGGAATTGACCAATGAGCAAACCAAGCAGGCTCGTCTGCGTGATCGCCTGGCTACTGCTGATCTGCGGCTGTCAGTCGTACTCGCCGCCACCGATGCCACCAGCAGTTGTTCAGTGCCAACCACCACCGCCACCGGCCGCGTGGTTCATGGCACCACAAGAGCCGAACTTGACCCAGCGCATGCTCAACGAATTATCGGAATCACCGATGCCGGCGACCAAGGATTGATCGCCCTGCGGGCCTGTCAGGCTTACGCAAAAGAAGTTTCCACACCGAAGTAAAAGGAGCGGCCGGGCAGGATGCGTCAACATCCAGCCCGGCCACCTTTCCCGCAGATTGCCCCTGCAAGTCCAGCCAAGGCTCCCGCTTCGTGCACAAAGCGGAGCGAGCCTAGCACTGTTTATCCATACAGCAAAGGTCTTGCTTTCATATGTTCACACCCATCATCCCATGGATGGGCGGCAAACGCCGCCTGGCCGACCGCCTTATCCCGCTCTTCCCACCTCACGAATGCTACGTCGAAGTCTTTGCCGGCGGTGCCGCGCTCTACTTCATGCGTCCCCAGGCAGCGCCGGTTGAAGTCCTCAATGACATCAACGGCGACCTGGTGACTCTGTACCGCGTTGTGCAGAACCACCTGGAAGAATTCGTACGCCAGTTCAAATGGGCGCTCAGTTCTCGGCAGGTGTTCGAGTGGCAGAAGATGACCCGCCCTGAAACCCTCACTGACATCCAGCGCGCCGCCCGGTTTTTCTACCTGCAGCATCATGCCTTTGCCGGCAAGGTAACAGGGCAGACGTTTGGTACCGCGACTACCGGTCCGGCCATCAACCTGCTGCGGATCGAGGAAAACCTCTCGGCCGCATGGCAGCGGCTCTCTGGCACCTACGTTGAAAACCTGCCCTGGTTGGACTGCGCTGAACGCTACGACCGTGCCCACACTTTCCACTACATGGATCCGCCTTACTGGCAGACCGCCGGTTATGGCGTGGATTTTCCCTTTGAGAATTACGAGCGCATGGCTGACTTCATGCGGCGCTGCAAGGGGAAGGTGATGGTCAGCATCAACGATCACCCGGACATTCGACAGGTATTTGATGGCTTTCATTTCGAGACCTTGGACATTCGTTACACCACGGCCAACCAAAGGCAGGGGAGGACTGAGATGAGTGGCGAGCTGGTGATCATGAACTGGCAACCAGATCCCCTGGGTTCCCTGTTTTAGGCTCACAAAAGGTAGTCCTTACCTGAGTTACAAGGTGGTCAGGGCTTCAGTAGCTCCCAGACTTTACGTAGGGCTGCTAGGGCGTTTGTAACGGCGATAACTAATGCGATCCACTTCATAAAATTATCTCTGTAGTGAAGCCAGCCCCAGTTAGGGCTGATGTTCAATGTTTATGTTTTAGGGGGGGAGGAGCGTTAAGCTCTCGATCAAGTTAGGCGTGATTTTATTGTTGTAAGGCGCAGGTACACGCCACAAAATATTGCTGTGCTTAGGTTTTGGTCGAGAGTTGCATGCTGTTTGGTAAGTCCTTTTTAGACTAAGTCGGAGTCGGCTTTTAAGTCAATACCATGTCGCTTTTTTATTTGTAGCTTTCGTAAGTTGTAGTGAATGCTGGTCTGTTATTTAGTCATGAGCCCTGAGCAGTCTGGTCGTGCTAGACAGCTCCGCCGCCTGTTTTTGCTAGCTGTCAGTGTTTTGGGAATGCGGTGGGCGAGTGTACGTAAATACGTATTAGCGTACCTACGTACCTACGCATTTACGTACGTTTTGTTGAGTGTCGTGGGGCAAGGTGCAAAAGTACAAAGGTGAACGGTCACAATAACGCTATAACGCTATAACGCTATAACGCTATAACGCTATAACGCTATAACGCAATGAATCAATGACGCAATTTGGCGAATGGCGAAATAACGAAATAACGAAATAACGAAAGAACAAGTGACGAGGGTGTCAGGTGAGGTTGACCAGGGCGCTCAGTTTGGCTTCAATTTTCCAGAGCGCAATGATTTAGCAAATTTTAGCGGCTAAAATTTCCCATGCTGTTTGCGTAGTTAAATACAGAAAGCCACTTAATTTTCATCCGCAGGGATGATCAGAGCGGGCCCTTGATTTCTAACGTTCCCCACGTCTTTGCCTACTGGGTACCACTCAAAGTCTTTAGTTGGTTGGCAGCACTCTCTTGCGATCTCTGCGGCCCCGTCAGCGGTAAGGTCTGGATTAAGCCATTCCCTGGCGAATTCAGGGGGCAGTACTAAAGGTTTTCGGTCATGTATATCCACCATTCCCTGATCACTGGCGGCGGTAATGATCACGAATCCGTCGCCATCATGGGGATCTAGGCCGGGGGAAACCTGTGCGAGTGCGCCAAAGAACATGGGTTTCTGACTCTTCAGGCGAATGAAGTAAGGTTGTTTTTTCTTCGGATCGTCAGGATCTTTGACCCATTCATACCATCCTTCACTCGGCACCAGAGCTCTGCCATTTGGCCATAGTTGTTTGAAGAACTTTCCCGTGGTGACCGTCTCTACTCGTGCGTTAATTGGGTCAGGGCGTTTGCCCTTGGCCCAAAACGGCGCCCATCCCCATCTGACTGCATCAATATGCAGTCCATCCACTGCGGCGTGCAGCAACTGCACCCGCGTCGACGGAGCGACGTTGTAGCGATCAATGGGCTGAGCGTCGTAACCGCTGAACAGCTCTATCTGCGGGCTCAGTTCTTCGATGAAGATCGCCATCCCTTCGTACTGCACGAATCGTCCGCACATACGCCCCTCTCCGTCTGTCGAAATCCCCTACAGATAAATTGACCGCAAGCGTCCTACAAAGTTAACTGTACATTCGTACAGTATTTGTAAAGGCCGTATCATGAGCTTCACCATTTTAGGTCCCATTGCTGAGGTAGGCGCGAAGCTGCCTTTGTGCTCTTTCCAGGTGCCGGCCGGCTTTCCTTCGCCGGCAGCGGATCACATTGAGCAGCACATCTCATTGGATGAGGTTCTAAATATCCGTGCGCCGCATGTGTACCTGGTAGCAATCACCGGGGAAAGCATGCAAGGGATTGGCATTTTCGACGGGGACCTCGCGGTGGTGGATCGCGCCATTGAGCCGGCCCATGGACATGTGGTGGTGGCGCTGCTGAACAATGAGCCCGTCTGCAAGCGTCTTTGCAAGCGCGGTCGGGAGGTGGTTCTTCTATCAGAGAATCCCAAATACCCGGCGCGCTACGTTCTCGAAGGCGACGAACTGTCAATCTGGGGCGTGATCACCAGCACAGTGCGTAGCCATGTCTAAGCAAGAGCCGACGTTTGCGCTGATTGACTGCAACAGCTTCTATGCCAGTTGCGAGCGAGTGTTCCGGCCTGACCTAGCGAAAGTGCCCATCGTGGTACTGAGTAACAACGATGGCTGTGTTATCGCCCGTAGTTACGATGCCAAGCCCTTCATCAAGATGGGCGAGCCATATTTCCAGATCAAGCACAAGCTCAAGCAGCACGGCATTGTCCCGTTCTCCTCAAATTACGCGCTGTACGGCGACATGAGCGAGCGCGTAATGAGCCTGATCGAGGCGATGGTGCCGGCAGTTGAGGTGTACAGCATTGACGAGGCATTCGCCGACCTGACCGGTATGGGTGGGCTGGATGCCTTAGGCCGACAGATTCGCGCTCAGGTACTTCGCTGTACCGGCATTCCTGTCGGTGTAGGCATCGCTCATACAAAGACCCTGGCAAAGTTGGCAAACCACACCGCGAAGCGCCTGCAGTCTCAGACCGGTGGGGTGGTCAACATTACGGACCCGGTTAAGCGCGACTGGGTGTTGCGCAACACGGACGTGGCGGAAGTGTGGGGTGTTGGCCGCAAGATGAAACTCCATCTTGGAGCGTTGGGTATCAAGTCGGCCATGGACCTCGCTAAGGCGGATCCGTGGACGCTCCGTAAGAAGTTCAGCGTTGTGATCGAGAAGACGGCCAGAGAGCTGGGCGGTACCTCTTGTCTGGAGTTAGACGAACCCGATCCACCAAAGCAGGAGATCTGCTGTAGCCGAATGTTTGGCAAGCGGCTGACGGAACTGCCTCCGATCAAGGAGGCGGTGGCCACCTACATGATGCGAGCATCCGAGAAGCTTCGCGCTCAGAACTCGCTGTGCAAAAAGGTGCGCGTGTGCATACGTACTGGCATGTTCAACCCAGAAGAGGCGAAGTATGCGAACGGCGTGGTGGTGGATATGCCGTATCCCACTGACGACGTGCGCCTGCTTACTCAAGCAGCGGTTGGTGCGGTTGATCGCATATTTCGGCCAGGCTTTAAGTACAGCAAGGCTGAGGTAATGCTGCTCAATCTTTGCCAGCCAGGTGAGTACACCGATGATTTGTTCGCCTCGTCTCAGCCGGCGGAGGCAACGCGGGTGATGACCGTGCTAGATAAGATAAATGAACGATGGGGCCGGGGAACCCTGCGTTCTGCAAGTGTGCCAACTAACCCTGAATGGGGGATGCGCCGTGAGATGATGAGTCAGAGCTACACCACCAAACTGGATCAATTATGGAAGGTTGTCTGTATTTAGTTTTCTTGCAGACATTAAAGATTAAGACCCTGACCTAAAACGGCTGGCTTTCTTTAACAAGAAAATTTTTCTTTCCAAATCACCTGAAGAAAGAGGGGAATCTAAGAAAGAGTTTGCCTCCGATACGCTGACAAGATCTTTGCTCCCAACGTAAAAAAATATCAGGTGGGTAAAGATACTGTGGAGATGATGCCCAATTTGATGCGCTAAATCTGAGCTATGGTTTCCATGTACATTTCTGTTTCTGTAAACTTTTGAGATCTCAAGGATCTGCCGGACAAATTCGTGGTCTTTATACAGGTAAGCGCAACGCTTTATGATTAAGTCACTTTTGTCGCTTTCGCCAACTGTTGCTTCTAATGCCCCCCATAGCTTTATAATAAGATGGTCGTTATCTGTCTCGTCGAGTGCTCTGACATATCTAATAATGCCGTCCCTGATTTTAGCGCCACCTTTAATCTGCTCAATGCGTCTAATGATTTTTCTAATATTGAGGGCGATGTGTTTCAGGTCTTGTTTTTTGAAAGTGAAAGGGGTTCTAGATGCGTAATCTGTTTCATACCAAAATTGTTCGTTGACCACTGCGCCATCTTCGCTATGCACGCTATGTAGCCCACCTAGACGGATGCGATTTATACCTTTCTGTTCGCCTCCGGATAGCAAAATCGACATGGTTGGATTGGCAAAAAAAGACAGAATCCCCCTCAAGAAATCTACTTCTTCAATAGCCGCAAACATAGCGTCATCCGGCGTACGTGCTTCGATTTTCACCACAACCCCTGCAAATTCAGGTGGAGTGTGAGGGGCTAGGTTTTTCCACAATTTGTCGTATTGTTTTCGAGTGCTAAATTTTCTAGGAATGCCCGACTGATGAAATTTTATCTCAATACCGTTGTTGGTGAATTTGCTTAAAGGTAATTTTCCATATGTAGAAATGGATGAGACGATTAGGAATGTTGTCTTACTTTTGGAAATGTAGGCTTTAAGCTTGATGTTTATAGATGCTAGTAGCGTAGCGGGTAGGTTGAGGTCGGTTATTTTTGAAGTTAGTGCGAAGGAATCTAACCCTGCGTTAAAGATGTCGTCTTCCGTTTTTGGGGAGAGATATTCTTTCCCCTCAAATAGAATCATGCTTTTAAGTAGTCCTCTATTTTCAAGGTATTTGAAGCCCTCGTACTGCACTTTTCCGTTCGCATTTATTGAAGAGCATTCCAGTATCGTATTAATAAAGATCTGCGGCTTGAATTTTGTGCTTTTGTCACTCCATTTCGCTTGCATTTAAAACTCCTGATTATTGTTTTTTCTTGGGCTTCATATGAACCTCACTGCTAGATTCATAGTGTCGATGCCGCAGAAGCGCATCACGATACGAGCAGAGATACTAAAGCATCCTGACAGTGGGTTGTTAGGACTGGTTGCGCCAGAGTGATCCATCGTTCACGGGATCATAAAACGGAATTGGATGAGTGGCGAACACTGGGGCAAAAAAGGGGCAAACCATAAGCCAATCTATGCCATTCAATGCCCACTATGCATTTATGCAACCTGCCCTGGACGTGTACTAAAGTCCTCATCCACGGGCCTATCCGCCAAAATCCCCAAGATACTGCTACACAATCGGGGTGGGAGAAAAAAATCGAAATTGGCTTATTCATCTGTGGTTTAGAGATTTCTTCTAAAAAGCCTAGGGCAAATTTGGGGCATTACTTTAAGGTTAATTCTGATAGATACCACTGTTGCTGGCCGGTTGAAAGTGTGAAGGAGGGGTTAGCACATAGTGATGCAAGGCTAACCAGTCGGTAGCCATGCATACCATGGCGGAACGGCCAGCAGTGTGCTATCAATGGAACGGGATCATCCGGCAGGGCACAAGAATGAGATCGACTTTTCCAGAGTTTTTTGTAGGGGAATCGGAGCGTCAAGAGAAGCTTTGGGCGGACTGTATTTTTGTGTTTGACACAAATGTGCTTTTAGATCTTTATAGGTTTTCGGACTCTGCAAGGGATGCACTATTTAAAGTAATGGAATCGTTAGGTGAACGTCTTTGGATTCCGTATCAAGTAGCGATAGAGTATTTTGATAACCGCTTGGGCGTGATTGAGGCCCAATCTGAGGCATATTCTAAGTCGATATCCGGATTGAAAGTTGCAAAAGATAAGTTTAACGCTGGTACCCGACATCCTTTTGTTTCTGATGCGGTATTTAATAAATTTATATCGTCATATGACTTAATGATCGCAGAGCTTGAGGGTAAGCAGAAATCATATATGTCTTTCGTCAATGACGACTTGATTAAGCGGCGGATAGGGGACCTTTTGGAGGGGTGCGTTGGTACGCCATATTCTGATGAGCGGCTTTTGGAAATTGCAGCAGAAGGAGAGTTAAGGTATGCGGAAAATATACCGCCAGGGTTTGAAGATGGCGGGAAAATGCCAGAGGCTACGACAACCAAACTCAGATTGAAAAAATTTGGCGACCTTATACTTTGGAAGCAATTATTAGATAAGGCTCTAGCTGTAGATAAGCCTGTGGTTTTGGTTACAGGCGAAAAGAAAGATGATTGGTGGCTCAAGTCGGATAAGCGTTTAGTGAGCGCCCTGCCAGCGCTAAGCCAAGAGTTTATGAAAGCGGTAAAGCGTGACTTTTATCTTTATGCAACTGATAGATTTTTAGTTAAGGCAAATGAGTATCTCAAACAGGATACCTCTGAGAATGTTGTTGAGGAAGTCAGAGCTGTGAGCAAGGCTGAGGCAGAGCGAAAAGATGTGGCGGATGACGCATTGCTTGATCATGCATTGAATGACGTCTGGCCTCACGCTTCAGGAACTGAAAAATGGTCAAACTGGAATCCGAAGAAAGCGCTAAAGGGTAAGGATTTTGATAGCCTGCGAAGTCCCCAATTTCATATGCTGCAGGAGGAGCGTTTTTTGCTTCGGGAGAGGGCGCAGGAAGTACAGGCAAACTTGGATTCCTTTATTCGCGATTACAAAGATCTAAAGGCTATCAGGCATCAGTTTTCACTAAATGGTGTTTCTCCAGATGATGCTAAGGCGGTTACTCTTGATCAGAGAATTTCTACTCTGAGTGAATTGATCGGATCGTATGAACAAGATCTTTCCTTGCTGCGAGGTCAAATGCGAGAAGTCGTTGATCTTCAGCATGCGATATTGAATGAAAAAAAGCAGGTTTAAGACTTCTCTATTGCTGACCATATTTTCTCAAGGTCTGCGGAGGCCGAGTGTTAGCGGATGAAGCAGGATGGATACGAGCAGACGCGCCGCGAGGAGAATGAGGCAGATCGGGTTGACGCTTTGCTTATGATCACTCGGAGCTGGCTCGACCGTTCGCTTCACAGCGCAGTCACGGACGGCTATTGGACCAAACACCCGACTTTTGAGGCCTATGTGGCCATGATGATTCCCCACCTAGAAACCATGGATTCGGTAATGGCTGCCACACTGGAAGCGCGTTTTGGGCGAACGCCGGGGATGATATACAGGGGCCAAACCTACTGGTCTCCGCGCTGATTCTCGAATGCCGCAGGTCGATTGGAGATCTGATTGCATCGTAGCGGTTGACGCGATTGCACTGAGGCTTACAAAGCGGCTCAATAAGCGCTGTGAGCTTAGGGCAAATTTAGGGCATAACCTGGGCCGCTGTAGGCCGTTTCTGTCCTTGCAGCTTACCCATAACCCAATATAATTGCGGCCCAGAGCGGGTTGGGGGGTGGGCAGGTCGGGTTCGAATCCCTATCTCTCCGCCATTACATCTAAAGCCCCGCAAGTCTTTGATTTACGGGGCTTTTTTGTGTCTGATGATTTTCTCGTTTGCCCACTCACTTTGCCCACTCGAAGAATGG